CAAACTCTATTTGGTCTGTAATACCCATTTCATCTAGTCGCCAATGTTTTGGTGATGTACTTCGTCTTTGTCCACCAAATACTTTATAACCTTTTTCTAATAACAATTTAGCAAGATAAGCGCCGTCTTGTCCAGTTATACCTGTAATCAATGCTCTTTTCATTTTATGTCCTTTGTTATGTGATATACCATATCAATATTTTCTTTTAAATCTCTTATATCATTTCCTATAAACAAACCATTGTTATGAATATAATCTGCATTTGGACAACTATTATTATAATAATCAAGATAATCTATTACAGGATTGTTCATAAAATTACCTGCAACAATAGGTCTACACTCTACTCCGTTTTCTGTAAGTTTCTTAACAAGTTGGTCTCTTTTGCCTTCATATTCATCAACTAACAAAATGGAAAATCCAAACCAACTAGACTCTCCTATTTCTTTTTGTAATTGTACACCTGGCATTTCTTCAAACTTATGTTGAAAATAGTTTGCATTACGAATTCTTTGTGTTCTCATTTCTTGTTCTTTTTTAAGTTGTACACTTCCAATTGCACCACTCATTTCTAAAGGTCTTACACTATAACCTGGAGTTACAAACGTAAAACTATCTTTAAACTTATCACCTGTCTTTTTATAAATCTTATTATCGTCTGGTAAATCTCTACACCAACCGTGTGCTCTTAATGACCTTAAATAATCAGCGTCATCTTTATCTCTACAAGCAATCATTCCACCTTCCATTGTTTGTAAATGGTGTGAAAAGAAAAATGAAAAACTACCTAACTGACCAAACGTACCACAAAACTCATAATTATATGTCTTTGCACCTAAACTTTCACAATTGTCCTCTAATAATATTAGGTCGTGTTCTCTAGCAATATGATATAATGAATAATGGTCACAGGAGTTACCTAAAAGATTAACTGCAAATATAGCGCAAGTGTCATCATTAATTGCTTCTCTAACTTTATTAGGGTCTATATTTAAAGTTTCTCTATCTACATCTACAAAATTTAATTTGAAACCGTATTGTTGTAATGGAAAGAAAGTTGTTGACCAAGATACAGCAGGCACAATTATATTACCACCTCTTTTATATTTTAATTTTAATAATGCAATCATTAATAGATTGGCAGTTGAACCACTATTAACCATAACTGCGTCTGCACATCTAAAATATTTGGCAAACTCTTGCTCAAACTTCTTGACGTGTGGACCCATTGTATATCGCCCACTTTTTATGACTTCCTGTATTGCGTATAATTCTTTATGATCCCAAGTATCACAAGCTAATGGATATTTCATAATTTTCCTTATATATTCATCTTAAAAACCTTGTACCAAATCGCAAATGCCATTATAGTAAACAGTTCTTTTTGTGAGCGTTGACCAATATTAGGTAATATTTTCTTTTCTCCAGCTTTATTTAAACCTTTTGACCAACTTTCTCTTTTATTACACATATATTTATCATCTATTTCGGACTGGTTATATTCAAATATTTCTTGCATTTCTTTATTTGATAATACATTCCTAATATAATCTTTTAATACATTTCTATCCTCAGCTCGTTTGCTAAGTCTACCTACAATAAATTCATCTGTAGGAAATCTCCAACCAGTTTTCTCTCTCTCTAATATTTTTAATGGTAATCTTTTATAATATGCTGTCTTTAATAGTGGTTTATTATAATATGCCCAATTATCTTCCATAAAATTCTTGTTGATTTTATGTTCACTAGGGATACTTCGTATATAATCTCTAAAAGTTTTATTCATAAAAGGAAATCTTCCTTCTAAACTAAATCTCATACCTAACTTATCATTTCTCATTAAAAAATCTTCTGATAATGTATTTAAACACTCAATGAACATAAAATCATTTCTTTCATCACCTTGCAAACCACCTTTTGGAAACCAACTATCAAGATACTCTAATTGTTCTTCGTGTGTTGCCCATAGTTCTTTATTTTTTAATTCTCTATGATTAGCACATAATGCTTTTAACTTCGTTGCCCAATCTGGTTGTCTATGATGTTTATAACCACATAACAATTCATCTCCACCATCACCACTTAAAGTTACCGTTATACCTTGTTTCTTTATATATTCATTAACTCCAAAATATACAGGTAAACTTTTACTTTGTCTAGGTTCTTCTAATGCTAACGCTGTATTTTCCCAATTATCTGTAAAATATTGTTGATTAATATATAGTTCTCTATGTTCACCACCATATGTTGCTGACATTTCTTTTGCCAATATACAATCTTCGTTAGACCTTGATTTCCAATCATAAGTTTCAAATTTTGAACTAAATGTTTTTGGTTTTGTTTGCCACAATTTTGACATTTCATAACAAATAGCCGTACTATCAATACCACCACTTAAAAACAATCCAATTTCTCTACGACCCATTAAGGTTTCTTTTACTGCCTGGTGTAATCTATTTCTAACTTCTTCTTTAATTTTACCTACATTTTTAACATTTCTTAACCCTATTTGTCTATTATTAATATTAGTAGAAATTTTAGCACTAGTTACTACGTTCATCTTAACAACTTCACCTGGTACTAATTTTTTAATACCTTTAAACAATGTCAAATAACCAGAATTATATCCTTGTTTATAATACTGTTTGAATGCCTCTTTATCTACTTTTCTTTCAAATCCTAATGTTAATAAACTCTTAATCTCGGATGAAAAAGCAAACTTACCATTTATATAACCATAATAAAGAGGTTTAGTTCCATTACTATCTCTGGCAATAATTAATTCTTTTGTTATCTTATTATAACAAGCAAACGCAAACATTCCATCTAATTTTTCAATAAATGATATACCATATTTTTCTAAACCTAACATTAAAACTTCTGTATCTGTATTAGTTTTAAGTTTAAATTCTTTACCTAATTCTTGATAATTGTATATCTCTCCATTATATACTAACACCCTATCGTTATGAATCCAAGGTTGTTTTGAATTTTCTGTAGTGTCTATGATTGATAATAAATTATGACCTAAAGTAATATCTTCATCTTGCCAATGTCCATTACCATCAGGTCCTCTATGATGTGCTTCGCACAACATTTCTTTTATCAAACTAGTTGATGACCATAATATTCCGTGTATCGCACACATAATTATCTTTGTAATAACTCCTTTATATAAGGTATAATCAAGTGTGAATTAAATTCTTCCATATCAAATTCTGTATGAGATACCATTTTATACCAATTTAAAACTTCTAGTGGAGTAGCATAATATATTTTCTCTATCCTATCAATACTAGTATTGTTTAATTTAATTCCAAAATTCCATTTTGAAGTAATACAAGGTATTCCTAAATTAATAAGTTCAAAAATACTTGTACTTTCTCCTAACACACCACAATAAACTCTATCTACAATAGTTCGTAATTTGGTCTCTCTTGGTAAAACTTCAACATCTTTCACCAAATCTTTAACTACAATTTTACTTAATGGGTGTGGTTTAACTATAATTTTTCTATTTGTTGCTAGTCTAACTCTTTCAACACTAGTTTTAATAAATTCTGGTACAGAAACAGAAGATGTAGGGTCATATTCTAAACCAGGCATAATTAAAACTGCACCATCTTTATTATTTTTCCATTGATGTGGTTCTATATTCTGCAACTTTATTTTATTTTTCTTTTCAGTTTTTTCAATCATAGTATGTAATCTTGATGGTTTTGAATTATCAACTTTACACCATTTAGTTCTTCCATATGTCCAATGACCTAACCCCATACGATAATATCTTGGACCTGTATTTTTATACCAAGAATCTATGTAATTACATTTTATTCTTGATAATGTAGCACTTTCAGTTACAATAACTTTTTTATTATACATCTTTGCTAGTTCTTGAACAAAGACATTTATAAATTCCATTCTTGCACTTCTAACTCCTGTGCTTGGTCTTCCGTGAGCTAGTTTACTATCTTCAGCATAAATTTTATCTGGTTTCCATTGTCTTGCTGGATTTGTACTACCCCAAGTACCATCAACTAGATAAGCGTCAGCATTTTTTATCCAATATAAATCTTCTAAAGATATTGGTTTATCTTTTACTTCAGCAACTCTATGTACTGACATATCAGATTGTGAATTAGAATTAATAACTCCACATATTGCTGCCAATGCATTACCCGATCCAAAAGCTACTATCTTTTTCATTAATCTTTATTCATTTTTCACATTATAAAAAGTATATTTAACTGTTAATTCTTCCCACGCTTTTATAGGTCGTTCAGTATATAAAAAATACTTATTATAGTCTTCAACATCTTCACGCCCTAATACACCTCTAACCTTTATACAGTTTGGTTTATCACTATGATTAATATGTCCACCTAAAGGTGTTCTTATAAGTTCATCTTTAACAACAATATGACATAAACCTAACTTTATATCTTTCTCAATAAACTTTGTTGTAAATAATCCTTGACCTTCTATAGAAGATTTTTTAATTATTAATCCGTCTGGTAATGGTTTATACATTTGTATCTCCTAGATGTAAATAAGACATCATAACATATTTTGGTCCACTAATTGGTTTTAATCCAGCGTGTGGATGAGTCCAAAAAGGTGGAAACATTAACAATCTTCCTGCTCTTGGTGCAATCTTTATTTCTTGTTTTATTAAATGTGTTTCACCGCCTTCTTCAACATCATTAAGATATAAAATAAAAACTAAAAATCTTTTTGATGAAGGACCTTTAGAACGGAGTACATCAACGTGGATTTTAAATTCATCTTTATCATTAGGTAAATACTTTTTTATTCTTATGTTTTCTCTATCAATTACTGGTGGAAAATCTCCTTTATCACGTATATTCAAATTTTTCTTAAATCTATCTGTATATATTTCCATCATTTCCATAAATTTGGTTTTAGTTTCTATCCAAAAATTTGGATTAGAAGATGTATCTAAATCAATTTCAGTAAATTCTTTATTACCAGTTTTAAATGCTTCTACTTGGGATTTATCCTTATGAGATATCTGTTCAAACTGTTTAATAAACAAGTTACACTCTTCAACTGGCATTGCCCAATTATACACCATCATATTATTCCTAGCAAATTCATCCATTGTTTCCTTTGGTAAATCTTTTAATCTAGTTTTTATTCCTAATGCTTTATTGTCCATAACTACTCGGTGCCATAAATGTTCGTCTAACTATTGCTGCTTGTTCATCTTTAGTTTTAACATAATATCCTTCAATATGTGTGTATCCATTTTCTTTTGCCCAATACACTCTCTTGTTGCCTGTATGTACTGCAATACCAGGTATAGGAATTCCTGAATATGCGTCCTTCGGCCATCTTTTTTCTACTAACCAATAATACTTCATATTAGTATATATGATTGGATACATCATACCTAACCTATCTATACTTTTCTTAAATTTAGGATATCTTTTCATCATCCAATCATTATCAGCAGTTAACATTAAATTTTCTAATGGTACTTCTACTACTCTTGGAGTTACACCTACTAAAGGTTCATCTTTACAAGTAACTCTTTTTTTTGCTTTTAATAATTTCATACTTGTAATTCAAAAACATCAAATTCAATGCCTTCTAACTCTTTTGGTTTGCCTTTAGGATAAGTCGGCCAAAGTTGGAATTCTTCTCCAGTTGTATCACTTTTACAACCTGCAACTAACCAATCCCATTTAAATTCTCCATCTATAACAAACTCGTTCATCACTTCATATCTTCCATCTGGTTTTTGTAAAAGTAATTCTTTTTTACATTCTTCCATATTTTTATACCAACCTTCCATTTGAAAAGTTTGTTGTGTTTCTATTGGACTATGACCAATTAGATATGCTAATATTAATATTTTAAAGTCGCCCATAATTTGCCTTTGCTATATACCAACTATCAACTATATCTGATACTGGATTGCCTGCCTTTGCTGTGTCTAATAACTTCTTTAAATCTGTTTTTGTATCTTTACAAAATTGTTCGTACATCATTTCTTTATCTGCATTACCTTTACCTGTAGCAAATTTCTTAACAACACTTGGTACAATAACACTATATTTCCATTTTTGTTCTAATAATCTATATTTAAGTATACCACAATTTTCTGCTATTTGAAATAATGCTTGACCTTTAGAACCATAAGAATAGTTTTCTATTGCTATTGTAATCCCACCAGGTTGATATAAACGTAAAACTTTTAAAACCCAATCAGAAATTTGAGTAAATCTTTGTATAGGGTCTGTCCACGGTTGATGTTCAGAACCATTTATATTGCCAAATATGCCCATATGTTTTTTCTTATTAGTAAGAAAATAGAAACGGCTATGTTCAAACGTAAAGTCTTCTGTTACACATATTGCAGGACTTGTTAAACTATAATCAATCCCAACTTGTTTCATCTTCATCTCCTTCAATAATTCCATCTTCTTCTTCATCATCAAATTCATAACTACAAAATGGACACGACATAGGTTTCATATCTGTTTCTTCTTCATCATACTTAATTGTAAATTTAGTCTTACAATTTCCACAGGTGGTCTTAAATTTCTTTGTTACTTCATTTAGATCCATTATATACTTTTACAATTTAAATTTCTTGAATTGATCCTTCTGTACGTCTTGTTTAATTCCACCTATAACATAACTTTCAATTTCGGTCTCCTGTGGTGCATTTTGTAATGACCTACTATTTAACCAATGGTCAACCCAAGGTAATGGATTTGTTTTCTGGTCGTATCTTGGTTCTAATCCTATTGCTCTCATACGTCTATTTGCCATATACTCTACAAATTGATGTAATAGTTTTTCTGATAATCCTATCATAGAACCTTTTGAAAACAAATAAGTTGCCCAACGCTTCTCTTGTCCAACTGCATTTTCATACATTGTATAAACTTCTTTTTCTGAATCTTTCATAACTTTATTCATAATTTTATCATTTTCATTATCACGATAGTTATTAAGTATTCTTTGTGTGATTGATAAATGCAAAGTTTCATCCCTTGCAATTAAAGAAAGTATTTTAGCAGAACCTTCTAACAACTTTAATTCTCCAAATGCAAACGAACAAGCAAAAGAAACATAAAATCTTAATCCTTCTAATATATTAACAGTCATCAATGTTAAATATAATTTCTTTTTCAACTCATACATATCAACACTATCTGGTTGTAATTGCCATTTATAACCTAAATTAATCATATCATCATATCTACTTGTTATACTCATTGCCCTTTTCTCAATTTTCTCATCTGTAATTATAGTATCAAAAACTTCACTAGGATTTGAATATAAGTTCTTTATAATGTATGTATATGAGTGTGAGTGTATGTTTTCAAAGAAGTCCCAAGCTATAATACAACTTTCTAATTCAGGTATAGATACAAATGGTAAAAATGCCAAACAAGGTCCACGTCCTTGCACACTATCCATCATTGTTTGATATTTTAAATTAGATGTAAATATAAATTTACTTGGTTCATTTAATTCTTTAAAATCTGATATATCTTTTTGTAAAGATACTTCTTCTGGTCTCCAAAAATAACCTAACTGTTGTTGAAACAGTTTATTAAAGATAGGATATTTCATTTCATCATATCTTTGCACTTGTAAATCTTTACCAAAAAACATAGGTTGTTTGGTATAATCTAATTTCTTATCTATATTAAATACACTTTTAGTCATTTATCGGTTCTAATTGGTCTTGCATTCTTTCTGATTCTGTTAATTCATAATGGTGGTCATCACTATCACCTGCTGTCCATTTATTCATATTATCTACACTATACTCTCTAGTAGATACTTTATAATCTGGTCTTTTTGGTTTACTAGGTGTTAATGATTTATCATAAAACAAAACTCTATTATTAGGTTGAGCAGCAAAATGCCCATTATCTAACTTTATTATGTTAAATGATTTATGTTGAGAAGGAGTTTCACTATACCCTACATTATTTTCTTTATTCGTTGCACAACAACTATCTATACTAAACATATAATTGCCTTCATATAATTTCTTACTTGGTGATAGAAACGTACATCTATTGCCACTTACTAATTGTTTCTGTATAATAGTAATATCATAATCAAAACAATCCCATAACTGTAATTCTGGTAATGCTATATCTTCTTTTGTTTCTTTCCATACAAAAGCATTTATAGGCAACTTATCATATAGTGCTCCTGTTTCATACAAATAAGTTTCAAAATATAATGCTCTACCTTGAATACTTTTAACAGTACACCAGATACCTGGTTCAAACTCTCCGTGACCTTTTTCTAAATCATAAAGGTATTGTTTTTTAACTAATACTTCCGTATGTGGTACATTTGCACATAAAAATGCCATAAAGTTCCTTTAAATTACGCAGGTTTCACATTCTTCTTCGTCTTTTTTCTCCATTATAGTTTTTGTTTCTGGAACATCATCTTTCCAACCAATAGGGTGTACAGGTTCCTCTATATCTCTTTTACTATCATATGTATTCTGATAATAGGAAGTCTTCCATCCTAATTTATAAGTTGTTAATAAATCTTCCGCCATTATTGATAAAGGTATTTCTCCTTCATCATAATTTTCAGGATTATACGACCAATTACCACTAATTGATTGGTCAAAGTATTTCTGCATTACTGCTACTATGTTTATATATCCTTCGTTAGATTTCATATCCCATAACAATGTATAATTATTTTTCAATTTTTTATAATCAGGTACAACTTGTTTTAAAGTACCTTTCTTACTTTTCTTAACTGAAATATAGTCCCTAGGTGGTTCAATGCCGTTTGTGGCATTACAAACCACGCTAGAGCTTTCAGAAGGCATTTGAGCTGTGAGTGTGCTATGTCTTAACCCAAATTCCTTAATATCTTTCCTCAAGTCTTCCCATTTATAAGATAGTTTCCTAGATACAATCTCATCAACTTCTTTTTTATAGGTGTCTATTGGTAAGATACCGTCTGAATACTTTGTTTTAGAAAAGGATTCACATTTGCCCTTTTCTTTTGCTAATTCATTACTTGCTCTTAATAGATAATATTGGAACGCTTCTGATAGTTTATCAACTTCTTTCCAAGCAGATTTACTTTCATAACCAAGTCCTAATGTTGCTAAGTAATGAGCAAGACCAATATATCCAATTCCTAAACTTCTTCTATTTCTTGTAGAAATTTCTGCCGCTCTAACTGGATATCCTTGATGGTCTATAACTTCATCTAATGACCTTACTGCTAAATCGCATAAGGATTCTAATTCATCTAAATCTTTTAAAAGTCCTACATTAATTGCTGATAAAATACATAATGCAATTTCTCCTTTACCATCTATATGACTTATTGGGTCTGTAGGTAAAGTAATCTCTTGACATAAGTTAGACATATAAATTTTATCTTTAAAAGAGGAGTGAGTATTACAATGGTCTATATTCATAATGTAAATACGACCTGTTTCTGCTCTTTCTTTTAAAATTGACATAAACAAGTCCTGTGCTTTTACTTTATGTTTCCATACACTTGTTTTTCTTTCTGCCGTTTTATATATTTCATCAAATTCTTTTGTTCCCCACGCTTCATAAAGTTCTGGTACTTCGTGTGGTGAAAATAATGTTATCTCTTCATCATTAATAAATCTTTCATAAAATAATTTAGATAACTGTATAGAGTAGTCTAATTTTCTTACTCTATTATCTTCACTACCTTTATTATTTTTTAATACAATAATATCTTCTATTTCTTTGTGCCAAATAGGAAAGTGAACGGTTGCCGAACCTCCTCGTACCCCATTTTGAGTACAACACTTAACAGTTGCTTCAAATTTTTTAAGAAAAGGAATAACGCCAGTATGTTGTACTTCGCCACCTCTAATACGTGAGTTGATTCCTCTAATTCTTCCTGCATTGATACCAATACCTGCTCTTTGGGCAACATACTTGCCAATGGCCATATCACTAGAAAAGATACTAGGCAAAGTATCATCAACATCCACCAACACACAACTCGCATACTGCCTAATAGGAGTTCGTACACCAGCCATAACAGGTGTTGGAATATTAATTTTAAAACGTGAAATAGCGTCATAATACTTTTTAACATAACTCATCCTTTTGTTTTTTGGGTATTGTGAAAATAATGTAGCAGATATCATCATATACATAAATTGTGGCGTTTCATAAATTTGTCCTGTACTTCTATCTTGCACTAGATACTTGTCAATGACTTGTCTTAACCCAGCATATGTAAAAGTATAATCTCTTTCGTGATTTAACCAATTTTCCATTCTATCAAAATCTTTTTTGTCATACCAATTTAAAATTTCTTTATCATAGACGCCTTTGTCTATACCATTTTGTACGTGTTGAAAAATATGTGGATGATCCCACATTTTATGAAATAGTTGTTTTCTTAAACTATAGAGTAATAGTCTAGCGGCAACATATTGATAATTTGGATTTTCTAAAGTGATTAAATCGTTTGCTGATTTAATTAAGATTTGTTGAATTTCGTTTGTTGATATGCCATCATAAAATTGTAGACCACTATTCATTTCTACAGAAGAAGCAGAAACTTGCGTTATATCTTCACACGCATATTCTACCATTTGATGTATCTTCTCAATGTTTAGAGATTCCTTACCTCTACCATTTCGTTTCACCACACTAATATTTTCATTCACCATTTTTATTTACACACTCCTAACATTTCTTATAATAGTTTAATTTCGTTAACGCTTCTAATTTACTAAAGGTATTATTACTTATGATATCTCTTAACTCGCTTATTTTCATTCCATTCATTATCATTTCATTTACATCTTTAAGTTGTACGTCATTTGGCCACACTACTACGTTATAATTTTTTTCAATTACAGCGTACATCCTTTTTATGATTTCTTTATTACGAGGTTCGTTGTCAAATATATATGTAACTTGGTCACTTGACACTCTCAATGTTAAGTCAGCACCACCTGCTGCTAAACAATTATCTAAAAACAAACTATCAAGTGGACCTTCAACTATGTAAATATGTTTTTGATAATTTACACGTTCAAGTCCATATACTTTCTGTTTTGTTTCATCAAGTTTAATAGTAATATATTTTGGTTGTTCTTTTCCAAATGCTCTGCCTTGGAATGCAAACAACTGACCAGTTACGTCAAAGAAAGGAATAATTAATCTAGGGTGTTCATAACTTTCTTTAAAAGTCCCTGGTTTCACTTTATTGGCAAAATTGTGAAATTTGTCAACAAAATAAATTATTTCATAATATTGTGGAGGAATCAATCTCTTCTTTACGTACTCCTTTACAGGATGTCCGTCTTTTAACGTACTTACTTTAATACAAGAATCTAATAAATTTGTTTCTTTAAATTTTGTTGGTTTAAAGTCAAATTTCGGCTGGGGCGTGGATGGTGCCGATCCCTTGTATCTCTCTAATAAGTATTCTCCGTATTTTTTGGGATCCAAGAATTTAATGAAATTTGCTAAATTCTGACCCATACCACAATTGTGGCATTTGAAGAACATATCATTTTTTACTCTATAAAGATATGCCCTTGCTTTTGTTTTACTCTTCTGCGAGTCTCCACAATGTGGACACCTAAAATTGAAAAGATAATCTGTCTTCTTTTTAAACTGGCTTAATGCTGAAGAAATGGCATTAATATACTTTAAATCTATATAACTTGACATAACACTATCTCATAATATACACCATATCACAAAAAAAGTCAAGTCTGTACACGAAAACCTGGTGACAAAAAAATACCCAGGCTATTTTCCTCGGGTAAAAGGTAAGAGTTTTCTATCAGCTCAGCATCTTCAAAATATGCTCAAAATTACCTGCTACTATCCATCCTATTACTATAGCAGCACCTAATATAATCCATCTATATTTTTCTAATACACCAACTCTAACACCAATAGCATTGTAAACTGTTTTAATCTCTAGTAATAAACGTCTTTCAGTTTGTTCTATTTCTCTAGTTAAATCTCTACGTATATTGTCTATTTCACCTGCACGTTCTTTTAACTTTTCAAATATAACTTCGTCAATTTGTTCTTGTCTATTGATTTTTTCTGAATGGACTGCCAACATAGACTTAATAGATGTTGATACATCTGTTAATTTGTCTATTGCTGTGTCTAAACGGTTGTGAATTCTATCAAATTCTTCAACATCTTTTTTGAGTTTTGCTATGTCTATTTTTGCTTGAGTTCCGTTTTCGTTTGCCATTAAAATTCTCTATCTATCCATTTATATATTGAGTAACACATCCAACCTAAAAGAAATGCTATTAAAAGTAAATTAATCATTGCCATTAACTCTCCATTGAGTTGGCAACCACCATTCAGTATACCAATGTTTAAATTGTGCTGAGTCTCTTCCTATGATAAAGATATGCCAAAAACCTTTTATTAATTCTATTAATGCTATGATTTTTTGACGCATATCTTAACTTAATCCGTTTGTATTATTGTAATCTTATTTTGTGTAGAGGAATTCCCTACGTCAAGGTGTTGAGCTTCTGCGTCTTGTAATATCTGTATATCTGCTTCTTTACTCGTTTCAGTTTTTACATAAGCTCTATGATTATCATTATATCTATTTATGATTGTGTAATCACCAGACGTTGAAGAGTCTGCGTCAAAGTCATTGTTCAATGTTGACACTCTTCCTGTTGAAGTAGCACTTGAAGTCGCACCTGTTAAACCATCTGTTGTAGTTAAGGTTTGAGTTACATCTCCAGTAGAATAGTTTAATGTTTCACCACTAGCAGTTACTTGCGTTTCAGAACCTTCGTTATCAACCCATTCAGTACCACAACTAGAGTTAGCATTGTCCCAATAGTATCCATAATTTAAACACTCTTCTTTATCATAACTTGCTAATAATATTTCTAATTCTGCGTCTATATCAAAGTCATCTTCATAATTATATTCATCTTCCCAATTACTTTGGTCATCTTCATTGTTATAATCATAACCTGTATACCACCAATCATATAATGCGTCCCAAAATAAATCCCAATCGTCCCAAGTCCAATCTGAAATATACTTTGCCTTTAAGTCTTTCATTTTCCAAGGTTTAGGTTGGTCAGGACACATTTCATAATTAGGCCAAGTTCCACACCATCCATACATCTTACCAAATATCTTTTTAGCGTCAGCAGTCCAACTATCAACGGTTACTTTTAAATACCAGTCATCTCCGTACCAATCATTTAACCAATCAACATACTCTTGGTTACACCAAGAGGAATCATAATCATTATACTCACAATAGTTTTGTATAGTTAATGTTGGAGGACCACCTGCGTTAATGTATTCACTATTACTATAATAGGCGTCATCCATTGCAAAATCTTCCCAAGTATAACCTTCAACTACTGCTTCTGTTTCGTCAGCAACATCTTCAACTACATCCTGGTCAGCTACATCTGTATTCCAAGAAGTTAATCCATAGTCTTCTAATAGGTCGTTATACTCATCATAATAAGCGTCCCAATCTACTGCGTCCCAATCAATCTCATCCCAATTAATAGTATCCCAAGTACAATCTGAACAACCAATGGCGTCAAAGTATGCTTGGTCCATTTCTGCATACATTTTCTTTGCGTCATCCCAATCCATAGTTTTTTCACCTTCAGCATCCCATACAGATATTTGATTGTCTTCATCAATATAACCCCAATCTTTTAAATCTTCTTCCCAGGAATCATAATAAGATGTATCAACCTCATCTACAACTGCTGTATCTAATGCTGTTTCTTCTGCTGATTTTGTTTCAATCATTGAATCTGATTCACTAATAGACATATCAGTAGCAACAATAGCATTACTATCTTCTACAATACTTCCTTCTTCACTTATTATCGCCTCTTCCATTTCCTGTGCTTCAGATTCAGCTTTAGATAGTTCAGATTTTTTATCTACATCACCAAAACTCTTTTGACTTTCATCTTTTATCTCTTCTTCATATTCATTTAACTCAATAATATCTGACTTATTAGTTTCTATTTTTGGAGGTGTTGGTGCTAAATCATTTGATAAAACGGTTACTGAATTGTAAGCGTTAGTTATTGTTTGAGAACCTGCGTCATTGGATACAGTTACTTGACCTACTACACCATTACTATCTGGTAGTAAAGTAATTGTTGCTTCACCTGTAGATGTTACTGTTCCTGAAAAAGCAGTACCTTGTACTGTAATGGTAGCATTACCAGCATTTATATTAACTTCACCACCTAATGTAGATACTTTTCCTGATTCATATGTAAATGTACCAACGTTAATTGATACGTTCATTGCAACTATTATAGGAACTGTAGTTATATCAAAAGCAAATTCATCAATAATTAATTCTGTATTTGGTCCCATTGTAAATTTAGTATCATCAACGTATGATAAAATCATACCACCATCTTCACCAGTTTGGAGAAAGTCGTTCATCTCCAATGCATAACCCATTGTAGTATTTTGAGTTTGACCAGCACGTTCATTCCACGTGGTGCCCA